CCCGGTTTTGAATGGGAAGTGGCGGCCGGTCGGGTCAACTCATTGCAGTTCGACCCGAGCCAGCCGGTTTCCGGGCGTTTGCTCGGCCTGCCGTTGTTCTCGAACGAGAACGGCGGGTGGGACGGTGACAAGGCTCAGCTTATCGCCGGGAAGTGGTCGAATCTGTACGTCGGTGTGCGGCGCGATATTCGTATCGAGTTCTCGAACACGGGCGTGATCCGCGACCCGGCCACGGGTGAAGTCACCGTGTCGGCGTGGCAGGACGATGTAACCATTATGCGCGTCACGTTCCGCGCCGGATGGCGGGTGTTCAACCCGATTACGACGGCCGAGCCCGACCCGGCGAAACGGTCCCCGTTCGCCATTCTGTCCGAGCCCGGTTCCCCGAGCTGACCGGTTTTCCGTGCACGGCCCCGGCTGGCATCACGTCCAGCCGGGGCGCCGGTCATTCAGGCGGATAGTGACTGTTCGGCCCCATCGTTATCTCTGCTTCCATCAGGTGCGTAACAAACTCGCGGAATCGCTTCCGATTCATCGTGAGGACCATCCCCTCATAGTTCACGCGGACTTCCCCCCGGCGTTCGGTTACCGAAATAGTGTTGTTTTGCTCAATGTGCACGCCGGGCATTCTAGCCGAGATGGTCGGCAGGCCGCGACGCTCTCCGAATCCTTCACCCGGAAGGGGTCGCCATGCTTGTTGTCGCCTACTTTCACGCCTACGCCCCGCAACACAACGCCGGGGCGGAAATGATGGCACACACGATGTTGCGGGAATTGGTGCGACGCGGGCACACCGTGGAAGCGTGGATTCCCGAGGGCAACACCGGGGATTACGAGTACGAGGGCGTGAAGGTCATCCGGCCGCGCCACAAGTCGGACCCGCTCACCCGGTGCCGGGACGCCGACCTGATCGTGTCGCACTTGCACTACACGGCCCGCGCCAAGCTGATTGCCGCCGAAACGAGCACGCCGCTTGCGGTGATCGGGCACAACACGTTCCCGGAGTCGCAACGGTTGTTCAGCGACGGTGTGGACCTGATCGTCCATAACTCGCAATGGATGGCCGACACGATGGGCCTTCCCGGAATCGTGGTGCGGCCCCCGGTGTTCGCGGCCGAGTACGCGGGCACCGCTGGCGAGCACGTGACCGCCGTGAATCTGGCCGAGATCAAGGGGCCGGACGTGTTCTACGGCCTGGCCGCCCGGTTCCCGACCACGCCGTTTCTGGCCGTGTGCGGGGCCTACAGCCCGCAAGACCTCCGCTACGACGTGCCGAACGTGACGATCATCGGAACCGTTGCGCCACAGGACATGCGGGACAAGGTGTACGCGCGTACCCGCGTGCTGCTCATGCCGAGCGTGTACGAGAGCTACGGCCGGGTTGGGGTGGAAGCGCTGGCGTCCGGCATCCCGGTTGTGGCGTCCCCGAACCCCGGTGTGCGGGAAGCACTCGGCGCGGCCGGGCACTACCCGGCTGACCGGACGGATCTGGACCAGTGGGCCGCGCTGTTGGCCCCGCTGTTGGAACGCAAGGGGTGGCGGGCCGCGTCGCGCCGGGCGCGGGCGCGGTCGGCCGAGCTGGACCCTGCCGCCGAGCTGGACGCCTGGTGTACGGCTGCCGTCGCTACCGCCGAGCGCGGGCGGGGCCGTCGTGGCTGACACCCCGCACGCGCGGTACGCGACCGTGGACGACGTGGCGGCCCGGCTCGGCCGCCCGCTGGCCGACACTGAGCGCGGCCAGGTTCAAGCCCTGCTAGACGATGCCGAGACGATCATTCGGGCGCGGGTGCCCGACCTGGACGACCGCGTGGACGCGGGCCGCCTGGCCCCGGCCGTCGTGCGCCTGGTCCTCGTCGCCGTCGTCCTGCGCGTGGTCCGCAACCCCGGTGGCTACCGGTCGGAGACGGCCGGGGACTACTCGTACACGATGGACGGTCGCGCCGCGTCCGGCGCGCTGCAAGTCATGCCGGACGAGTGGCGGCTACTCGGCGTCGGTGACGGCGCGTTCACCATCGCACCGCACACCCGCCGAGCGTGGCCGTGGGCATGGGTGGACGGCTGGCCGCACGACCCGATGGACGGCCCCGCCTGGCCCGGCCCGCCGCCGTGTCCGCCGTCGCGGTACCGGCCCCGCCGACGCGGGGGGCCGCCGTGAGCCTGCTGGATTCCGGGTGGGAACCGGTCGAGGTGTACCCGCAACGGGAGTTCACCGACGACGAGGGAAACCACCTGTTCGGCCCGGCCGAGCACCCGACGCCGGTCCGCGCGCACGTGCAACCCGTGTCGTCCACGGAGGACACCACCGTGGGGCAGGCCGTGGAAACCCGGTATCGGGTCATCGCGCGGGACGCCCCGGCCGGGCCGTGGTCGCACATCGTGTGGCGCGGCCAGCGCTACGAGGTCGTGGCCGAGCCCGCCGTGTGGCCGTCCCCGCCGCATCTTCGGCACACCACCGTGATTGTGAGGCGCACCGGATGGCCGAGGTCTACCCCGACACCGACGCCGTGATTGCCCGCCTTCCCGAGGTTCGGGCCGCCGTGATGGATGCCGCCCGCGCCATCGCGGCACGAGCGGAAACCCTGTTGGCGCAACACCATCAGACCGGGAACGCCCGGATCGAGGTCACCAGGGGCGAACGCACGGACGCCTTTGTGTCCCTTGTGGACGAGGCGGCCGTGTCGATCGAGTACGGGCACGTCACGAAATCCGGCCGCGTCGTGGCCGGTCTCTACATCATCACGCGCGCCGCGAACCTCTAAACCCGTTGCGCCACAAGGGGGTGACCATGCCCCCGCCGTCTCGGCTGTTGCCGTACGCGGACGCCCTGGTGACCGGCATCGTCCGCGCCGCCCTGCCGGGTGTCGAGGTGGGCACCCTCGTTCCGGCCGATCTGTACCCCGCGCCCCGGCCGTTCGTGCTGGCGCACCGGGTCGGCGGGGCCGCGATCGACCCCCGTTTCCTGGACTCGGCCACGGTCGACGTTCAGGCGTTCGCGCCGACTCGGCGCGGGGCCGCCGACCTGGCCGAGGTCGTCCGCGTGGCGCTGTTCGACGCCTGGCGCGTCCAGCTCGTCACCCCTGACGGGCATCTCGCTTCCTTCCGGGAAATCGCCGGTCCCGCCGAACTGAGGACCGCGAATCAGCCGGATTCCCTTTACCGCTTTCAGGCGACCTATGCCGTGTCGATCCGACCGCCCCGGCCGCCTGTCCTCCCCTGAAAGTCAGGTGCCGCAATGGCAAACGGAATCGACGTGTCCCGCTGGCAAGGTGAGATCAATTGGTCCGCCGTGCGTAACGCGGGAATTGAGTTCGCCTACATCAAGACCACTGATGGCGCGGGCCACGTGTCCCCGACCGTGGACGTTCAGATGGCCGGGGCACGCGCGGCCGGTCTGATCGTCGGCGCGTACCACTACGGCCAGCCGCGCAACAACCCGGCCGCCGACGCCCACCACTTCGCCGGACAGCTTCGCCGCCTGAACGCCTGGCAGGCCGGGAACCTGCCGCCGTGCCTGGATATCGAGGAACAGGCCACCCGCCCGGCCGGGTGGGTCCGGGGGTTCATCGACGCGCTACGCGCCGAGCTGGGCCGCCGTGAGGTCATGGTCTATGCGTCCAGCTCGTACGTGTCCGGGCCGCTCGGCGGGGAAGGGTGGGCCGACGACGGCGTGACCCTGTGGGTTGCCCACTACGGCCGCGCACCGGGCCAGCCCGGCTACCTCACCCCGCGCGTGGTGATGCACCAACACAGTTCGACCGGCCGGGTTCCCGGCATCGGCGGAAACGTGGACCTTGACCTGTGCATGGTCGACCTGTCGGCGCTGGCCGGACGGTCCACCCCGGCACCCGGCCCCGCACCCGTCCCGCCGCCCCCGGCACCGTCGCCGGGTACGTACACGGTCAAGGCCGGGGACACCCTGTCCGGGATCGGTGCCGCGCTCGGCGTGGACTGGCACGAGATCGCCCGCGTGAACGGGCTTTCCGACCCGAACCGGATCTTCCCCGGCCAGGTGCTCAGGCTGCCGTCCGGTCCCGCGCCGCGCACGCACCGAGTCCAGCCGGGCGACACCCTGTCCGGCATCGGCGCGCGGTACGGCGTGAACTGGCGCGACATTGCCCGCGTCAACGGGATCAGCAACCCGAACCGGATTTTCCCCGGCCAGGTGCTCACCATCCCGTAACCCCGTCGCTTTCCCCTTTTCCCGTCGCTGTCCGGTCTGCGCCCCGTGATCCGACGAGGACACACCCATGTCTCTTACCGATGCCGCCGTGGTCATTCCCGGCACCGGGCATATCTACCTGTCGCCGGTCGGCACACCCGCCCCGGCCAACGCCGACACCGTTCCGGCCGCCCCGTGGACCGACACCGGGCACACCAGCCGGGACGAGGGCCTGACGATCAGCCGCGACGGCGGGGACTCCGAGGTGAAAGGGACGTGGCAGAACGCGAATCTTCGTGAGCGCCGCGACCCGACCACGTGGGCACTCACCTTCACCATGCACCAAGTGGACGCCGACGTGTTGCGACTGTTTTTCGGTGGCGGCACCGTCACCGAAGGGAAGTTCTCCGCACCCGCGAACCCAACCGGCCAGGAACACGCGCTGTTCGTGGTCATGGTCGACGGGAACAACCGGGTGGGCCTGTATTTCCCGAAGGTGTCGATCCTGGCCGATGACGATATTTCCGTGGACGTCGAGGACTTCCTAGCGTTCCCGGTGCGGGCCACCGTGCTGTCCATGTCCGGTACTGACCTTATGGCGTGGCTGGCGGACACGATTCACGCCAGCGGCCCGCCGTCCTGATTCCCCCTGATTTCCCCCTCGTCCGGCGGTAGCGCCTTTCCACGCGCAGACCGGGGCGCTACCGCCGGGCTTCCCCTTTTCCCTTGTCCCGTTTTCTGGTCTGCGCATTGTTTGTGGAGGTCTGCGCCATGAGTATTTCCCTTGACGATATCCGCGCCGAGGCTGAACGCCGTTACGGTGATCTGGTCGTGGACTTTCCGGCCGGTCCGGTCCGGTTCCGCGCGTTCCTGCGCCTGCCCGAGAAATCCCGTGCCGCGTTCGTGGACTACGAACGCCGGTTTCGGGGCCTGGTCGACACCGACCCGGCCGGGGCGGCCGAGGTGAACGCCGAGGTTGCCGACGCCGGGCGAATGCTCGATCTCATGCGGGACATGCTGGCCGTCACCGCTGACCGGCCGGACGTGTTCACGGCGGCCGTGGACGAGCTGGACGACGGCCCCGCCGTCGTGGCGACCCTGTGGGAGCACTACCAGAACACGAGCCAGCCGGGGGAAGCGTCGCGCTCGGCGGGCTGATCGACCGGCACGGCGCGGCTCTTCTGGCGGACCTGTGGCGTTTCTACCGCGTCGATCTGCGCGAGGCGTTCACGGAGTCCCCGACGATCAGCCCGCGTCTTGTGCTCGTACTCGCTGAGCAATTGCCCGATGATTCCGCGCTCGTCGCCGTACACAAGGGCGGCCCGCAATTCCGGGGATGGACCGCCGACCGGTTTCTGTTGGCCGGTGTTTTCGACGCCTTGCAGGCCGCGAATTGGCAGCGTTCCGGGGGTCGCGGGTCGAAACCGCGCCCGGTGCCCCGGCCACGGCCGACGCCGCGTGTCGTTCGCGTAGCCGAACTGGCCGCACGACAGGCAAGGGCAGAAAGGCAGTGATGCCATGTCCGCGCCCGGTGGAAGTGAACGCGGCCGTGTGTCCGTGCGCGTGGTCCCCAACACAACGGGATTCGCCAAGGATTTGCGGGAACGGCTCAAGGCGATTGAGCAACGCCAGAAGATCCGTATCGGTATCGCGCTCGACACGCGCGGCCTGAACGCCGAGCTGAAAGCCGCATCGGACGCGATCGGATCGGGCACCAAGATTCGCGTCCCGGTCACACTCGACAAGGGCGCGCTACGGGCGGAAACGGCCGTGGCCGCCAAAGAGGCGTCCGGGAAGGAAGTCAAGTTCACCGCGACGGTGGACCGGAACTCGATCCCGAATATGTCGGTTCTGCTCGGCCGCCTGATGGGGTTCGGAACCAAGAATCTGATCACCCTAGGTCTACAGGTCAAAGGCGTACGGGAGACGTATTCCGCGATCGGGGCCGTGATTGCCGCGCTCGGCAAGATGGTTGTCGGTCTGGCCGCTGCCGGGGCCGCCGCCGCCGCGTTGCACGCGCTCACGGCGGCCGGGATCGGGCTCGGTGCGGTACTGGGCCAGGCGGCCGGGGCGGCTGGCCTGTTGCCCGGTGCGCTGGCGATGGCCGGGGCCGCCGTGGCAACCCTGGTCGTCGGGTTTCAGGGCGTCGGGGACGCGATCAAAGCGGCTGGTGACCCGGCCAAGTTCGCGGAAGCGTTGCGCAATCTCGCGCCGAATGCGGCGGCTACGGCCGTCGCGTTCAAGCAATTGGGGCCGAGCCTGACCGGCCTACGGATGGACGTTCAGAACGCCCTGTTCGCGGGGTTCGCGGATCACGTGAAAACCCTTGCGGGGCAATACCTCCCGGTGTTGCGAACCGGCATGACCGGTGTCGCCGGGTCGATGAATCAGGCGGCCGGGCAGGTGGCCGCGTTCGCGTCCAGCTCCCAGACGGTCGCGGACACGGGGACGCTGTTCGGCAACGTCCAGCGCGCCATTTCCTCACTGGTCCCGGCTATCGCCCCGGTACTCGGCGGATTCCGTGACCTGTCCGTGGTCGGGTCAACGGTCGTCGCTGACCTTGTGCCCGGCTTCACGAGCATGGGTCAGCGGTTCGGCGCGTTCATGGCTCAGGCCCGCGCGTCCGGGGCGCTGGAGGCGTTCTTTCGTAGCGCGGTCGCCACGTTGGCTCAGTTCGGGTCGATCCTGGTCAACGTCGGTTCCATTCTGGGATCGGTGTTCTCGGCCGGGGCCGCGACCGGGCAAAGCCTGTTGTCGTTTCTCGAACGAGCGACCGGGGCGCTTGCCGCGTTCCTGAAATCCGCCGATGGGCAATCCGCGTTGACGTCGTTCTTTCAAACGGCGTCACTCGGCGCGCAAACCCTCATGTCGGTGTTCACCGCGATACAACCGGCGATAGCGCCCTTGCTCGGCATCGTGTCGACCTTGGCGCAATCCGGGTTCGGTGCGCTGACCACGATCATTTCCGCGCTGGCGCCGGTGGTCGTCCAATTGGCCAAAGCGCTACAGCCGGTGGCCGATCAGCTCGGCGGGGTGTTGCTGCAAGCCGCCGAACAGCTCGCCCCGCCGCTGGCCGAAATCGCGTCGATCGCCGGTAAGGTACTGCTGACCGCGCTTGACGCGCTCATGCCGTCCCTGCCGCCGATCCTGTCGGCATTTTCACAATTGGCGACGATCGCGGGCGGATTGCTGGCCAGCGCGCTAAATATCCTGGCCCCCGTGTTCCCGGTCGTCACCAATGCGCTTACCCAGATAGCGCCCTTGGTTCCGCTCGTCGCGGGCGCTTTCTCGCAACTGGTGACCGCACTTCTTCCGTTGCTGCCGCCGCTGGTCAATTTGGCGGCTTCCATCATTCCGCCGCTCGTGTCGATCCTACGATTCATCATCCCGGTGATAGCCGACGTGGCGTCGGTTGTGCTGGCGGTTCTCGTCCCGGCGCTCAATTTCATTATCGGCGTGGTGACGAACGTCGTTTCATCGGTCGGTTCCGCCGTGTCCGGGCTGGCCAATTTCTTGTCCGGGATTTGGTCGGGAATCGCCGCCGTCGCACATGCGGTGTGGTCGGGAATCGGTTCCGCGGTGACCGGTTTCGTGACGAGCGCTATCAATTTCGTGCGGAATGGGTGGAACTCGGCCGTTGGCTACGTGCGCGACGCCTGGTCGCGGATCACGGGCGCTATCTCGAATGGCGTCGGTCAGGCCGTGTCGTTCGTGACCGGCCTTCCCGGAAAGATCCTTTCCGCTATCGGCGATTTCGGATCGCTGCTGTTCAACGCCGGTAAGGAACTGATCAACGGGTTGATTCGCGGTATCGGTTCGATGGTGTCGGCCGCGATCAACAAGGTTAAGGAACTCGGTTCGTCCATCGTCAAAGGACTGGGAAACCTGCTCGGCATCGGGTCGCCGTCCAAGGTGTTTATCGGGATCGGCCGGGACACCGCCGACGGGTTCGTTATCGGCCTGTCCGATGGTGTTCCGCTGGCCGCCTCAGTCGCGCGTGATCTGGCCGGGGCCGTGATGTTCAGCCCGCCGTCCGGTTCCGCTCGTGCGGGCCGGGGCGGGAACACGATCAACGTCTATCCGCGTGCCGATCAATCGGAATGGTCGATAGCGACACAGGTTGACCGCACGCTGTCATTCGCGGGGAGGGCCTGACCATGTTCGGTGCCGGTGTCCCTCTGCGCGTCACGTGGCTATTGGACGGCCTGGACCTCAACGGCACGCCCGACATGTTGGGCCGGGAATGGTTCGTCACCGAGGAACACGGGTGGTCGGGTTCCTCGCCGCCCCGCACGAATCGGACGCCCCGGCTCTGGGCCGATGGGTCCAGCCGGGGCCGTCCGTTCCGCAACGAACGCATTATTCGCCTGGACGGCACCGTGGCATGTCCGAGCTGGGAAGCGCGGCGGCTGGCCGAATACACCTTGTCCGCGTTGTGTTCCGGGCCGGACCTGTATCCGTTGGTGTGCCGGGAGGAAACCGGGCCGTGGCTGACGTGGGTCGAGCTGGACGACGAGTTGGCCGTGTCGATCGTGCCGGGCGGCTACGACCTGGATTTCAGTATCCAACTGGCCGCGCCCGATCCGTTCCGGTACTCGCTGGCCGAGTCCCGCGCGGAAACGACGTTGCCGCGCCGGGGTGGCGGGGGCCTGACGTTCGACCCGCCGAGCCTGTCCGGGCTCGACTTCACCCCTGCCGGGGCGTCCGGGCTCGATTTCGGGGAACCCGACCAGTCCGGCGCGGTCGTCGTGGACAACCAGGGCAACGCCCCCGCCCCACTGATCATCGAACTACACGGCCCCCTCGTCCCGCCCGTCACCGTGTCCCGCCCGGATACCGGGCAACGCCTGATCTATCAGGGCGCGGTGTTCGAGGGGCAAACGCTCGTGGTGGACACGGGCCGCCGCACCGCCTACCTGAATGACGCCAACTATCGGCACTTGTTGACGGTGGCCGATTGGTTCCGCGCCCCGCCCGGCCTGAGCCGGGTCATGTGGGAACACGGGGGCGATTACGACGAGCGCGCCCGAATGGTCGTGCGCTGGCGTCACACCCGCTACTGACGAGGACTATACGAGCGGAGGCCCGCTAGACATGCGCTCGTTAATTCGCCGGATGGCTTCCGTTGCATACGTCCTGTAGCGAGCGGGAAGGTCGCCATTCTCGCTGAACATTCCCAGCTTTTCAACCAGCTCATACGTCAGATTGATACCCACCTGGCGGGGGCTTGCGCCTGGCAAAGCAATCGGAACCGGTGGCCAACTTGGCTGTGGAACTAGTGGCTCTCCGGTTGCAACGTCAAGCTGTACGTATCGAATGATCCACTGGTTCTCGAATACGACCACGAGACCGTGGAGAATTGGCAGCACACAGACTCGGACAGCATTTCCGGCTCCCGGAAAATGCACTACCTCAGGCTCGGCAAAGGGCGCTAGATCGGCGATGACATCGCACATCGTTTTCATTGCGGCCAGGTCCGAACTTCTGCGAAATATCCCCATTGACCCGCCTTCCCTCGTGGCTATCACGCCAGAAGGCGAGTGTACGGGAAGGGATTCCCTGTCATGGCAACTGTTGTGCGCGTCGGTGACCCGTTGTGGATCAATCGCGCGCTGTCCGCCCGCGACACCCGCATTGCCACGGCCGCACTACTGGGCAAGCCGTGGACCGACGACCGTATGGAGGTACGGCCGGGCATCCTGCCCGACGCCAAGCTGACGGCGTTTCGCGTCGTGCCCACGACCGGCGCGGCCAGCATGGCGGTTCGGGTGTCCGGGGGCCACGCCGTCGTCACGCAACCCGAACAGGGGCCGTGGATCGTCCCGGTGGAAACCACGATTCCCGCGCTGGACGTGCCGCCCCCCGATCCGACGAACCCCCGGATTGATCTCGTGGTGTTGCGGGTCTACGACCTGGACCAGGGCGAGACGGCCCCGGTCGATCCCGACCCCGGCGGCCGGGGTGTCGCCACGATCGAGATCGTCAAGGGCGATGCGTCGGGCATCCCGGCCCCGCCGCCGACGCCGGTCCGGTCGCTGCTGTTGGCCACGATCCGCACCACGCCACAGACAACCGTGATCACGGCCGCGAACATCACCGAACGCCGGGTGTTCACCGTCCCGCGCGGCGGGGTCCGCCCGGCCGGGAACGCGCTCGGCGCGGACGCCCTACCCGGCTACATCGGGGAAGTCATCGCGCTACCGGACGGCACGGTGGGCGTCGGCGTGGACGACGCCGCGTTGCCCTACCGGGGTGTGCAGGCGAAACCCCGTGTGATCACACAGGACATGCGCACCGGGCCGTTCACCGCTACGGAATGGGTGGCCACGCTCAACATTGCCGATCCCGGTTACCCGTATCAGGTCGACGTGTCCGCCAGCGTCGCAATCACGATCGGCCAGAACATGCGCGTGGACATTCTCGCGCGGCTGGACAGCCCGGACGGGCCGTTACTGAACGCGCCGTCAGTCGGTGAACTCGTCTGGACCTCACAGCAAAACCAGCCGCTCTACACGGCCCGTTTCCTTGGCGCACCGTTCACGCACGTTCTCAACGGCGCGCACAACGTGTGCCTCATCGTCGCGGTGATCTGGTCCGCCAGCGGCGCGGCCTACAGCATCGAACAACAGAACACGGCCCTATCCGCCCGCGTCTTCCCGTACGTGGGGCCATGAGTACGCCGGGCACGATCGCGGGCCTACCCGATGGCGCGGGCCTGCTGTCGGTTCTGTTGGGAGACACCAGGACCGGCACCGTCCGGGCCGAGGTCTCCGCGATCGAGTCACTGTCCTGTTCGGACGGCCTGGACCCCGACGACGTGTCGCTACGGTGCTCGATCCCCGTTGATCACCTAGCCGGGATCGACCTACGCCGCTACACCAACCCGGCGGACATGTTCGTGGCCCTGGCCTACGCCGACCGCGTGCTGTGGGCCGGGCCGGTGTGGGGCCGCAAGTACACCAGCACGTCCGGTGTCCTGGACCTGGCCGCGTCCGGGCTCATGTCCGTGTTCGACCGGCGTTGGTGCTCGGCCGACCCGCGCGCCGACCCGCGCGCCGAATCCACCGACATTCACCTTGCCGGGCTGAGCTTGCGCGCCGTCGCGGCCCGGCTCGTCCGCTACGGCATGGCGTCCACATCGGACTACGACGACGGCCGCCTACCCGTCACGTTCGCCGCGCCCGAGGACGAAACGGGGACGGCGGAACGCCACTACTTCGGCTATGACCTGGCCAGCGTCGGGGAACGCCTTCGGCAACTCTCGGCCGTCGACGGTGGCCCTGATCTGCACTTCGCGCCGCGCTGGCGCACCGACCGGCGCGACGGGATCGAATGGCGACTACGGGCCGGTGCCCCGATGCTCGGCCAGGTCGGCGCACCGTGGGTATGGGAGTCCGGCGCGAACCTGCGCGACGTCACCACCGACGAGGACGGCGGGGGCATGGCGTCGCTGGTCATGGTGCCCGGCGACGGCACCGACCGGGACAAGGTGATCGGCCGCGCCGAGCGCGCCACGCTGCAACAGGCCGGGTGGCCGGGGTTGTGGCAGACCAGCCGCGACCACGCCAGCACCAAGGAACAGGCCACCGTGGACGGCTACGCCGCCGAGTACGTCCGCGCCCGACACATGAGCGTGCTCACCTGGTCCGCGACCGTGGCCGCGTTCGCGGTCCCGGAGATCGGGGAATGGCTCGTGGGCGACTACTGCCGGGTGATCGTCCCGGACGACCCGTGGCTGTCCGGTGTCGACCAGACCCGCCGCGTCGTGGGCTGGACCTACGACGGCGGGGACACCGTGGCCCTGACACTTACGCCGACGCCGGGACAGGTGAGCTGACCATGTTGACCACAACCACCGTGACGAGCATGTGGCAGGCCATCCGCCGCGTGGAACGGGCGTTGGCCGAACAGGACCGCCGCACCGCCGCCAGCTCGTCCGCCAGGCCCGCCGTTAGTCCCTCAGTTAGTCGGTTCGCCAGTTCGTCCGCCAGGTCGTCCGTGAGTCCGTCCGCCAGTCCGTCCGTGCCGGTGCCGATGGCCCCGGCCGCCCCGGTCCTCGTCCGGCCCGGCCCCGACGAGTCCGACCGGTGGATGACGGTGTTCGAGGCCCCGGCCGCCGCCGAGCCCGCCGCGCTGACGGTGTACCTCCGCGTGCGCGCCGAGCTGCCCGCCGACGATCCGCCCGCCGACGTGGCCCCGGCCGCCGTGCGGGTGCTCGTCGGCGCGGCCGAGCTGTTCACCGCGTCGGTGGACGAGCTGGCCGCCGACCGGGACGGCTACACGGTCGCCGGGCCGTTCGACCCGCCAGCGGCCGACCAGGGGGCCGAACCGGTCGCGGCCGTGCCCGTCGTACGGGTACAGGTGCGCGGCCCGGCCGCCGCCGAACTGGCCGTGTGGCCGCCCTGGCTCGTGTGGCAAGCGGCCACGGCCGAGCCGGGGCACAGTTGACCCGGAGGTGGTCCAGTTGGCGGACGGGCTGAACTTCAAGGATCTACGCGAGACGCTGAACGAGTTCGACACCGTGTGTTTCAGCGCTCGCACGTCGGGATGGGACAGCGACCCGCGCGCAGAACGCGCCGCCCTCGTCGCCGCACGGGGCTTGCTGGCCGAGATCGACCAGCAACTAGCCGACCGCGTGGACGAGTTGGACGACGAGTACGGCGACCTACGCCCCGACGAGCCGTAGACGGACTGCCACGGCCCCACGCGGCCGTGTTCGTGTCCTGACGGGTGAGTGGCCCGCCGTGCGGTTGCCGCGCCCGTATCGGGCCGCTCAGGCTGGCCGTGTCCCTGCCCGCGCGGGCCACCCCGAACCCGGCCCGCGTACCCGGCCGCGACACCCCACAACTGAATACCGGCACCCGTGACAGGTGCCGACGCCTACGCACACCCGGCCCCGTCGCGCTACTGCGTTGAGCGCTGGCGGGGCCGGGCCACACACTGTGCCCGCTACACGTCACCCGATCGCGTGTATCCCGATAGTGCGACGGGACGCCGAATCCTGTAGCGCTGTGTGCAACCGGGCGAGAGACCCCCTTTGTCGATCACCTAATACGGTGACTTTCCGATATTTGGTGGCGCAACGGAATGCGCCGGGGCTTTACTTCGGTTGATCGCTCCAAGATGGACATACCGGTGGGGAACCCCATGCACGACGATATGACGCCCCGCGCGGGCACACCCCGACCCAGACGGGGAACGGCGCACGCGGCATCCGCGTGTCGTAACGCAAGTATCTAGCCACGGCTCTAGACCGCCCGAGCGTCGCAACGACGCGGGCTCCCGGCATTGCGTCCGGGTCGTGGCGTTTCATCCACTTGTGCCAATGCTGGCACGCTCTCGCGCTTCCGCGCGCCCTCGTTCGGCAATAGCCGATTTCCCCACTCCTGGTGTTTCCGCGTGCGCCTTATGTGTCGCTGGTGTGACACGGTTGCGCACGTCGTGACAGTTAGGGCCAGTGTGGGCCAGTAGTTGACATTCCGGTGTTTTGAACGTGCATTGCGAGGGGGCGCATGTCACGTTCGGAGTAGTCGCGGAACCTGCGCGACACGACACCGGACCATCCCATACGACGCCCTGAACTGGGCAGAGATGGCGCTACCCGCATGAGTAAGCAGAGGTGAGCCGCCTTGGCACAATTCGGCTCGCACGACCTCGTGACCGTCACTCAGGCCGCGACAGAGATTGACCGTTCTCGCCGCACTATTTATCGGCTGATCCGCGAGAAGAAAGTTCGTTGGGTGCGGCTCGGTTCCGGCCGAGGGCATTTCTACGTCAGCAGAACGTCCCTTCACGAATACGTGGATTCCGGCAATTTGGCGGCTTGGGAAGCCGAACCGCGGCCCGGTCCACGGAAACCGGACAACCCTTTGGAAGTGGTGCAATGAACACGTTTATTCACTACGCCGGGGCGCGGTCGTGAGCGCCGAGCACGACGCCGACGACGCGCCGGACGGCGTGAAAGTCGACGCGCCGGAAATGCAGTCCACGCCCGCGCTGGACGACCTCGTGAGGCGTTACGCCGAAGCTAAGGAATGGGTGGACTACTGGACGGACACCCTGGACGCGGTGAAAGCCGAACTTGTCGGGCACCTCCACCCCGGCCCCTACGGGGTTCGGTTGGTGCGCAAGGGAACCACGGTCGCCACCTACAGCCGCTATCACCGGTCCACGTTCGACACGACCCGGTTCCGGGCCGAGTTCCCCGATCTGCACCGCCAGTTCAGCAAGTCCGCGCCCGCGTCCCGGTTGGTGGTGCACCCGGCATGAGCATGTTCGACGGGTTCACCGTGGGCGGGGACTACACGCCTGAGTTCCTGGCCGGGGTGTCGGCCGGACTGACGATGGCCGGTCAGGTCGTGGTGGCGCTCGGCTCGTTCCTGAACACCCCGTGCGGGGAATGCGACACGTGCCGCTCGGTCAGCGAACAGGACCGGCACACGCTGGCCGAGGTGTTCCGGGCGAACCGCCAGTTCGCGGCCGAGACCGCGAACGCCTGTGACGACCTCGCCGCCGACGTCATGGCCCTTGCCCGGATGACCGGCTACCGGCCGCCCCGGCGTGACGGCCGGTCCGGGGGCCGCCGTGGCTAGCGCGCTGATCGTCGCCCCGGCCCCGGAGTCCGCGCCGTGGCCCAACGCCGAGGACATGCGCGCTACCACCGTGGCCGAGCGGGTCCGGGAAGATATCGCCATCGCGTCGGCGCTGGCCCCGCGTTCCCAACAGGTCAGGATCGGCCCGTCCGAACTGGGCATGTCCTGTGACCGGGCGTTGGCGCACCGCATCGCGGGGACCGTCCCGAGTGGACAGAGCAAGTCCGATCCGTTGGCCCCGCTCGTCGGGACCGGCGTTCATCTGGGATTAGCCGAGTGCTTCCGCCGCCTGGACGGTCGATCAGGCCGGTTCCTCGTTGAGCACCCGGTCACCTACCGGGGCATCACCGGGAACGTGGACCTGTACGACCGCCGTCACCGGACGGCCGTCGACTGGAAATCGACCACGAAAGCCAAGATCAAACGGATTGCGCACGACGGCCCGCCGTCTCGGTACCTCGTGCAGGGCATGACCTACGGGGCCGGGCTGATCGCGGCCGGGGAACTCGTGGACTACGTGGCGATTGTCTATGTCCCCGTGGACGGCCTGTTGGCCGACATTCACGCCGTGGTCCGCCCGTTCGACCGGGCTACCGCCGACACCGCGATTGACCGCTACGAATCCGTGGCCCGCGACACCGCGACCCACGGCCCGGCCGCGCTGCCCGCGCACACGTCCGCGCTGTGCGGGTGGTGCGACTGGTACCGGCCCGGCCACCCGGCCGACGCGCACGGATGCCCCGGCCAGTCCGGGGAGAACCCCACCGAACAGGAAGGAATGAGCAATGGGTGATTTCGTGTCCGCCCCCACGCCGACGTCTGGCGGATTCAGCAAAGAGGAACATCTCGGCGAACTCGTCGTGATCGAGATTTTCGGTCTGTCCAAAGAGACCGGAGACTACGGCGAACAGGACGTGATCATCGGGAACGTGCACATGTTGGACGGTCCGATGGCCGGGCACGTGTACGAGGACCAGACGATCTACGGAACCCGGCTCGTCGGCCAGGCCCGCGCCACGCTCAACCAGAACGCAAGCCGCATGGTCGGCCGTCTGGCGCGCGGGCAGGCCAAGAAAGGTCAGCCGCCGTGGATTCTGGCCGAGCCGAGCGCGGCTGACCTGGCGTTGGCCGAACGGTGGGCCGCCAGCGTGGACGGCCCCGCCGAGCCCGCCGCCGCCCCGCCGCCCGGTGCCACCACCACGGCCGCGCCGAGCACCCCGCCGACGAGCACCCCGCCGACCGTGCCGCCGAGTGCGCCGCAGGGCCAGCCGCCCACGGCGTCCCCGATCGCGGTTGCCCCCGCCCCGGCCGCTGGAGAACCGCCGTTCTGATCGGCCGCCCCCACTGATCTACCGCCCTTCTGATCGAAAGGGGCCAGCCGCGATGACTGGACGCAATGAGCATGTCGCGCGCCTGGCCGAACTGTTGGATGTGGTCCGGGACAAGGGAAACCGCTTTGAAGCGCGGTGCCCTGTCCCGGCCCACGGCGACAGTCGGCCGAGCCTGTCGGTAGCCGCTGGGAAGTACGGCGGGGCCGTCATTCACTGCCACGCCGGATGCACACCGGAAGACGTCATGGCCGCTATCGGCCTGACGCTGGCCGATCTCATGCCCGCGCCGCACAAGGTGGCCGAATACGAATACCGCAACCGGGCCGGGGACGTCGTCTACACGGTGGAACGCTGGATTCCCAAGACGTTCCGCTGTTCGCCGGGCCTGCCGCCCCCCGCCGAGCGCGTCCTGTTCCAAATGGACGCCATCGCGCACGCCCGCGCGACCGGGGACACCCTGTACGTGGTCGAGGGGGAAGCCGACGCCCGCACCCTGTGGCAGGACCGCCAGATTCCGGCCACCTGTAACCCGCTCGGCGCTGGCCCGGACAAATGGCTACCGCACTACTCCGACGAGCTGGCGGGCCTGGCCGTGGTCGTGGTCGCGGACAACGATGTTCCCGGCCGTGAGCACGCCCGCGCCGTGGCCCGATCCCTGGACGGGAAAGCCGCGTTCGTCGCGCTCACCGTGCCGTCCGTGGGCAAGGACGTAGGCGACCTGTTGGACGCCGGGTACGCCTTCCCCGACGAGCTGTTGCCGTTGGCCGAGGACGACGGGATCGGCTCGATACGCGCCGACCGTGTGCAGACACGGGCCGTGGAATGGATCTGGCCCGGCTACCTCCCGGCC